ATCAGCTAAAACCTCAACGTAATCCGTTGTTGCCGCTGGAACTATATAAGTTCCCTCTGTAACTTCTTCTTTTAATGCCACTGTTGATTCTTTTGTTACTACGCCTATTGCCATTTAATACACCCTTGTTAGATTGTTTGATTTCTATATTTTATCGTAAAATTTACCTTAACAGCAAGTCCATTACTATCAACCACCTCTGGCTCGTCATAACTTAAATCACTCACTAGTAAAATATTAGCATTATTTAGTTTCTTTTGGAAAATGTTAGAGTTTATTGTCTCAAACTTATCGTAAATCTCTGATAATAGAGTTCTCTGTTTTTCATCACTCGCTCTATTTACAAAGCATTTGGTTAAAACAACAAAGAAATCAAAGTCAACTGTGACAGATTTAGTTGTTCCCTCAACAGATGAGCCACTTAACGCCCCGACTCCATACCTATTGTTAATTGTTTTTGAGTTATTCTGATTTAAGTCGTAAATATATTCTAATTCAGACCAATCTGCGCCCAAAAGTGTTGCAACTTCTGATTCCAGAGATGTTAATATGCTTGATATACTCATGCTCTTATTATCTCCCCACTAAATGAAGTTGTCCTTTCATTCTGATCCTCAACGCCATCATCATCAACATCAACCTTGAGAGTCATGTTGTTTATGATGTTACCTGATAGTTTTTCATATCTTTCAGATTTAACCATGTACTGATCGTCAACCTCATCGGATGATGCAAACATAATTTTGGATAATACTAAATAGGTACTTGCTAACTTAACCTCTGAAATATCTAGTAAATCAAAAGCTGTTATATTATCAAGCCAACCACTTTCAGCATTAACCTTTCTCTTACCTATAATGTTTAGATTTTGAATGATTTCATCTCTTGCACTAACATGACTTAAAATGTGTGATGTTTCACCGCTTGGTAAGTATTTGCTTATCTCAAAAAGTTCTCTTTTTAAATCTTGATCGTCAGAGAAAACTATATTCATTCCATCAATAACCATTGCTGATGAATCAACACTTAAATCTATTTTGTACCAATACAGCTCAACAGAATTAATAGTTGTTTTAGCCTCGTTTAACTGGCCTCTATCCCATCTTGTGAACCCTGACCTTGTTAATCCCTTAGAATCATCATAAACACCATCACAGGCAGCAAAGGCTGTTCCATTGTAGTACTTAACACTCATTGTATTTGCATTTACGTTAGCAGTTCCCATTTCAGTATAAAAAACATTTATAGGCTTATAAAATCCAACATAAATTGAATCTTCTGCTGTTATAAAAGTTAATGATGATGAATCTCTATCAAAACCAACTAAGTCATTGGAGAAATCAGAGAAAACGGTATTATCATCATGTAAAATTGTTAGTTTTTCATTAATTTTTATCATCAGTTACCCTTAAACATCTAATGCTGTTGCAAATTCATTTTGCTCGACACCATCAACCATATTAGATTTTTTTATTTCTTGATATACAAATTCATATATGTTTTTTCCGCAAGTCTCACTCTTATTATGATCCATTTCAATAGTCGTGCAGTCTAGTGCTGATCTGCCCAAACCTTTTGCGCTTTGGCTTACATGTAAGTTTAGCCTAACTCTAATCTTGTCTTCTTTTATTACTATTTCTGCTATAGAGTGATATTCACCAGTAGCACCGTTCATTAATTCTCTAGTTATCTGCAAAGCCATTTTAATCCCTTATAGTTTAATTCTTAGTTCACCTGTTGCTGTCTTATATACTCTATCGGTTGCCAAGCCACCTGTCACTGCTGCTGCCTCATCTGCATAAACTGGCAAGTTAGTCAGTGAAATGTTTGCCATATCAACAACATCTGTAGTTGTATCTGCTGTAATCATATCTTCAATTGATAAATAATTTGAAGTTGTGGCTGTCGGTGCGTTTATTCCATACCCGATAAGAGTTACATCGTTTGCATTTGTAGATGTTGTTCCGCTCATCGAGCCTAGAATTGTATTTCTACTTGCTGTTAATAAGTTTTTACCAGCATCATATCCAAAAGTTGAATTATCACCTGATGTTCCAATTAAATCTTGTAAACCATGATAACCGAAAGCGCAGTTCCTCGAGCCTGTTAAATCAGAGCCTGTTGAAGCTGTTGAGGCCCCAACAAAAGTATTTGAATTTCCGTTTAAGGCTTTTGCTCCTGACAAGTGACCTATACAAACATTTAAAGTTCCTGCGACATTTTTAATTCCTGCACTTGTTCCAATATTTATGTTTTGGTTACTTGTTAAATCATCAACAGCTCCTGCACCAACACCAATTAAAACTGAATCACCCAAACCAGTTTGAGACATTCGACCACTATCATCAATTACTATGCCTGAGTCTTGAACTGTATCTGCGCCTGTGCCGTTCCATCTAACTATTGCATTGTCTGTTGAACTTACTGGGGGTGTTAAACCACCACCACCGCTTGCGTCTTGCCATGTTGCTGCTGTTGAGCTTGTTGCTGTTAGTATTTGCCCTACTGTTGGAGCTGTTGAGCTTGCAACGTCGATTGTAGTTGTTGCTGATTTTAAAGCATCTGTGCTACCTGAGTTACCTGTTATACTTGTTTGATCGCCTGTATTTGATCCAGATAAAGTTAATCCAGAATCTTTTATTATTTTTCCTGTTGCGCCATCAAAAAATGCAACATTATTATCTGTTGAACTTGCTGGCCCTACAACATCGCCTGAGCCTGCTGATGCGTAATCAGTTTCAACGCCTGCATCATTAACAGATTTTAAAGTCTTTGTTGTTGTGTCTATAAAGATTGCAGTTTTTCCGCTTTCTGGAGTATCTGGAGCTGTATCATTTTTTAATGTTATTTTACTCATAATTATCCCTTAGCTTCTTTTATATTCTCTCAATGAAAATCTCACTGTTGCTATTGTGCTGTTAGTATCAGTATCAGCTACAAAATAAAGTACATCTGTTGGTGATAGAGCAAAACCAATTGGCTCTATAATAGAGACAGTATTCTCAACACCAGTATCGATTAAAATTCTAAAAACTTCGTATGTTGTTTCAAATTGTCTATTAAATACTTTTGCCTTTATTAATACCCTTGGAGAACCACCGCCAGATATTTTATTAACATTGATCCATAGAAACTTTGTTACCGCATCGCTGTTTGAATCTGTAAAGAATATTGCTTGTTGAGTTGTTGATTGTATTGCTGGCACTATTCCCTGAGTTGTGCCGCCTGTTGTTTCTGTAATTAGTATATCGTTTGTATTATGGTTAGCCGATCCACTTAAAGATACAGCGCAGCGATTTATACCTAGAGCCGTGAAAGTTGTTACGTCACTACCTGTGTTCCCTAGAGTATGTATACCTATTTGCGTTATTCCATCAGAATTAATGTATGAAAAATATAAAACTAAAGCTCCTGTAGTTCCAAGCCCATCTGTTGCAGCATTGTATGTTATTGTTAAAGTTGACGCTGTAGTCATTGGAACAAAGTTTGTTGTTGTAGCCCAAATCGTTTGCTCACCACTAGCTGCAGTTAAGCCCTCTCGATAACCAAACTTATTAAAATTAGACACGCCGCTTCGCCTACCGATTGATACCTCATCTGAAAACTCTGTCGGTCTACTCATTGTAGCGTCAGTATCTATTGTTACTGCCTGATTCATTGGCGTCATTGATGGAACAAAGTTGTTGCCATAATATGTAGCCAATCTAATATATGTTTGATCGACACCGTTATTTATAAACCTTATTCTAAAATATCTACCTAACTTTATAGCTGTGTGAAAATCAGAAATTCCAGCTAATACCTCAAACCCTGCTACAGGGAAAGTACTATCCCAATTGACACCATCAACAGAGAAATCAAAATACATTGTAGCATCGCCACTAGCTCTAACTGTAACACCAACATGCGGATAGTTGTTTAATTCAGCTACGCCTGTGAATGTTTCTCCCGATAAGAGTATAGCTGTCGTGCTATTGCCAACAGATAATATTCCTGAATTAGCAAGATCAAATTCCCTAAGCAAAGTCATAATCTGTTCCGTTATATATTAAAGAAAAGCTTTCCAAGTCTTTTATAATTGGAGAAGCTGTTCCCTGTATTGTTAAATTCAAAGTGTTGTTACCGCCACTTCTATTTGTTATTGTTATCTTAGAGCCAGTTATTACAGATAAACTTGTTGTTATTCCTGATGTGTCTTGAGTTATTAACTCGTAAAGCTCTGCGTTTATTGTTTCATTCGTACTTGTTGTCTTAATTCTATTATGTATTTTGTCGTCTAATATTACAAGTTCACCATCAATGGCCAATGTGCCATCAATTGTTAATGAGTTGTAAACGATCATTTGTTGATTTGTTGGAATTGTT